TTACTTGTTAGTGTTGTTTTCTATCACTCTAAGCACTGGCTTTTTGAGAGTATGCAGTTCTACAGGCTTTTGCTGCGTGCTTTTATATACCTCAACACATCGGCTGATCTCTTTCTTTGTCACGTCCATAGCTTCAATGCTCTGCCCATGCACTACCTGCGCTTCACCAATGTTAAAAACAATCTCTTGCGCTTTTGCGTTTATAGGTAATTCAGGTTCAGCAGCTTTGGGATAAATGTTTTCATACACCTGAGTTTGCTTAAATGCATTATCTACCTTTTCTTCTAGGGTACTTTTAGAATGACTTTTTGTGATTGCAAATGTAAGTAAGCTTAATATTATTACCAAACAAAATAACGATAAGAACAATATATACATCAAGCCTCCTTTTGATTTCTGTTACGCATCTTTTTAAGAGCTTTAACTGGATAAATTGCAACATTGACTACGAGCAACGCATGAATCACCAACGCAGCTACGCTGTAGAATGGGGATAATCCATCATAATTGAAAAAGCCTCTTGCAATGAGCTGCATCATAAATAGCAAAACAGATACTACCGTTAAGTATAGGCACCGTTTCGCCGTATTTGAGAATGAACACCCACGTAGTGAATGTAAAAAATACAAAGTACAGGCAAACACTGTGGCAACAGCAATATGGATGAAGTAATACACTTTTTTAAGCAGCGATAGTTCCATTTCCGATGCTAAAAAATGTTTTGCCATTTCAGTGCTGATGAATTGAAATACCAAGACACAAAACGCTGAAATAAAGCATGAGTGTAGTTCGTGATCCTCTAGTGACTTTAGGCTTTTCTTACCACCAAAAAGCAAACTAAATCTATGATCACTAAATTTGATAAGCAAAAAGATAACGATTATTGCCTGCGCAATTTTAAGGACTATATCTGTAGCTATTTGAAATTCACTCATGCTCTTGCTTAGCCTTTCTTTTAAGGTTTTTTGTTCTCTAGAATAATTGCTTGTTTATTGGCTTGTAGAGTAGGCTCTGCACCCGTTGATGTAAGTCCACCATAAACACTCTCTAGGCTTGATTTTGATAATGTTTTAAGATTTTTCTTATTCAGCTTCATTATTTATTTCCTTTTGCTAGTTTTGGGTTTTAATTGAACCTGACAGGCTCACTTTTTTCTTAATTTGCTAGCTGGGATCGTATTTAGGTTTTGTTCTGAACCTAATCTACTTTGCGTTATAGGGTCATTACCTGAGCCGTTGCCTGCGCTAACGACTTGAATCGCACCTTTTGTTAGTTCTAAAGCCTTTTTGGTAACACGTTTTGTCATGCTGTTTTCTCCCTAAATGCGGCTGATATCCATTTTATTGTTTGGTGTTAATGAGTCGCGCTTTGGCAGGTGGCTCATTTCCAAGGCCGTTGCCGGCACCGACTTGTTGAGCTTCTTTATATGTAAGGGGTATTGGTGTTTTCATATTTATATCCTTTAAATGACACTTATTGATGGTGAAAAACTGTTCTTGTTTTACAGCCAGTTATAAGCAAAACAATTTATTGAAGTGTCAAAACTTTATTATTATTTCATGTTTCGATCTTTGTTTAAACATAAAATTAACAATAGTGTCAGGTTCATGAATCTTCAAGCTATTTTACCGTCGGATACGCTAGATTGTTCGCTTATCTGATACTGCTCATCCTGCTTAATTTCAAGCTCTAGAGATGACGTGTAACCAGCGCTATTAAGCGTGTGGGTCACTTGCACGAGTATCCAATTGCTATTGTCTATTTGTGGTTTAAAGCCACTTACTGTTATTGGCGTCTCGGGGAATAGCTCGGGGTTACCCTCTGCAAGCGTTAAGCTAAAAGTCGCAATACCGCGCTGAATGCGCTCCCACATTGCTTTGGCTGCGCGTGTTGCTGTGGCTCTTGATGCGTAGATATGTCGAAGGGTTTTAATACCGTCACCGCCTGTGAGCTCGCCATTATTACCTGATCTTTCAACCGTTATGCTTTCACGCCTAGAGGCTCTTTCATTTTGCCAGTAGGCGGTAACGCCAGCATAGGCTTGGCGATCTGCGATGCTAAAGCGGTGTTGGTCACCTGATTGCCTTGTTATATGTATTTTGGGTAAAGGTTGGCCCGATGCACTAACAGCTTGGCCAGCTGCAATAAACATGAGGTTGTCGTTTTTTACGGTGGCGATAGCGTCGAGTTGCTCAGCAAGACGGGTTAAGAACTGGGCATCTGACTCGTTTGTTTGGTCTATGTGTTCGATTTGCTCAGCGCTCAAGGTAGGGCTTATTTTGGCGGCTAAGTTATTACGTTGTGCAATGGTTTGAACGATGCTATCGAGCGTTACTTGATGAAAGCTTTGCTCTCTGGTTTTTAGCAACGAGCCGCGCATATCGGCAGACTTACCACGAATTGTGAGGGTATCTGGTGCGCCGGTATGTTCAACTTCATCAATGGTGTATGAGCCTTTGTCGGTTAGCTCACTTTTACCATTGTGTACGTAGCCTAATTTGACCTGCATTTTGGCGCCTTTACGGGGAATGTCGAGCAGGTCAGCGCTATCGTCGAGTTGTATTTCAATTGTGTCGGCTTCAAACCCTCGGTTATCTGTAAGTATTAGGCTGATTAATTGGCCATTGAGTCTAATATTTTTGCCATCGACGGTAAGTTGGTAATCAGGAGTCATGGATTAGCCTATATGGTAAGAGAGTGTGCAATCTGTTGAGTGTGTTTTTCATCAATGCGCTTGAGCTCAATACCAAACTCGATTTTACGTGCAGCGCCGTTACCCAGTAGTTCCGTTCTACCAGCGGTTACTTTTTCAATAACAAAAAAACCGTGCATGTTTCCCCAGCCATCGATGAGCGGGTAGGCTTTGCCTGTTTCGGCCATGATGGTTACCGCTTTTAAGCTAAGCTCTCCGCCAGTAAATTCGGGCATCAACACGCCAGAAATCACCTTGGTTTCATCGCCTGCACCTAAGAACTGCGTGCTTGGCCTAGCGCCAACTCTATTGTTGGTAGGGTGGCGCCAAACCATGGTGTGTTGAGTTTGTTGTGGGGCTAAGGTTTTGCGCTCAAACACAAAGTAGCCCAATGTCATCATCATTCTATGTCTCCTAAAGTTGCTCTGATTTTGGCTTGCTGTTGCCTGTGTATTCGTTCCATTTGAACGGCCACTTGCCTTGCTACGTCTTGCTCGTTTATGCCTGGTGCAGCATTGATTGTGATTGGTGCATTGATAGAGGCATCAATATGTATGGTTTTGGTTTGTTTTTGAGAAACAGCCTGTACTTTGTTTGGTTGGTATAACTGCGATCCACGTACAAAAGTAGGCTGCTCAGCCTTTGCAAATTGGGCGGGTTGCGCCGCTATGGGCAAACTTGCAGCGCCTAAAGTAAAGGCTGTGCCTGCCATTACTTTGCTTAGCGCATTTACTTGTTTTAAGGGTTCACTCTGGCTGCGCACTATACCAACTTGCAAACCCTGCATAGTTTGGTCGCCTAATGTGGCGAAAACTCTACTTGGTGAGGTAATACCGAGAGTTTGTTTTAACGATGCTATGGCACCCTTACCAACACCAAAAATGGAGTCTTTAATTGACTGCAATTTGCTTCTAATACCTTTGCCAAAGCCGTCTATGGTCATTTCGCCAAAGCTCATAAACCTGCTGGGTAAGTTAGTAAAAAAGCTGACTACAGAGTTAAAGTTGGTTGTGATCACGTTTAACGGTGACCAATTGAAGAGCGATTTAAAGTTTTGCCAGCCGGCAGCTGCAGTTGTGTTGATGCTTGGCCATAAGTTGCTAAGCCAAGTCTTGGCGGAGTTAAAGCCGCCGGCTATTGAGGCTAAAGGCGACCAGTTAAAAATTGATTTAAAACTCTGCCACTGTGAATTTGCCTCAGTGGTGATTGATGGCCACAAGCTACTAAGCCAGCTTTTGATGCGGTTAAAGCCATTATTGACTAGCTCTAACGGCGACCAATTGAATATAGTTTTGAAGCTTTGCCAGCCTGCAGATGCGGTATTTGTAATACTTGGCCACAGGCTGCTTAACCAGTTCTTGGCAGAACTAAACCCGCCGGCTATCGACTCCAAAGGCGACCAGTTAAAAGTTGATTTAAAGCTCTGCCACTGTGAATTAGCCTCGGTTGTTATTGATGGCCACAAGCTACTTAACCAGCTTTTAATGCTGCTAAAGCCATGAATAACGAGTTCTAACGGTGACCAATCAAATAATGATTTGAAGCTTTGCCAACCTGCAGCCGCAGTATTTGTAATACTTGGCCATAGGTTGCTTAGCCAGCTCTTTGCAGAGTTAAACCCGCCGGCTATTGACTCTAAAGGCGACCAGTTAAAAATGGATTTAAAGCTCTGCCACTGTGAATTAGCCTCGGTTGTTATCGATGGCCATAAGCTACTTAGCCAGCTTTTAATGCTGCTAAAGCCATGAATAACGAGTTCTAGCGGTGACCAATCAAATAGTGATTTTAAGTTTTGCCAGCCTGCAGACGCAGTATTTGTAATACTTGGCCATAGTTTGCTTAGCCAGTTCTTGGCAGATGTAAAGCCACTGGCCATAGCTGCCAGCGGTGACCAGCTGAATAGAGATTTGAACTTTTGCCATTGTGCTTGAGCATTGCTGGTTATTGATGGCCAAAAACCACTTAACCAACGTTTTAAGTCGGTAAACTTGCTTGCCACTAATTTTAGTGGCGCCCAATCGAATATGGCTTTTAGGGCTTGTGGCCATGTGTTTATTACTTTTAAGGTTTTAGTAATGCCAATGGAGACAACAGCAGTTAACGTTTGCCAGGTCTTACTAAAAAATGCGCTTACTGAATCCCAATGTGTAATTAAGAAATAGCCTGCGGTTATGAGCGCGGTAATACCAGCAATGATCCATCCAATAGGCGTGCTGATCAAAGCAAGTGAAAAGATACGAACAGCAGCGGCAGCGCCTTTTAATATCGCACTAAATTTACCAATGCCTAGTGCAACTAACTTAAAGCCTTTGCTTATCATGGGTAAGTGCTTAATACCCAAAACAGATAGCGCGAATTTAGTCATGACAATAGGGCCGATTAAGCCTGCTATCATAACTGTGAGTGTGCCACCAATTGCCGCGAGTGCCGCAGTTGCAGCAGTTACTTTAAATAGGGTAGAGGTAAGCTCTGGGTTTGCTTTCATCCAGCCGCCAATGCTGCGCACCACAGCGGTTACATCTTGTATTAGTGCACGTATGCCTGAGTCGTTACCCTCAAAGAGTTCTATGCCTACATCGTCCCAAGCTGATGCAAGGCTTTGCAAATCGCCTTTGGCATTGTTAGCCATGACCCTTGCGACTCTGGCATTTTCGCCTGCAGCATTTTTAAGTACATCGGTAAATGCTTTTATAGCGCCATCGCCTTGTTGCTTAATGAGTTCGCTGACACCTATGCCGGCTTCTTCACCGAAAATGGTTTTTAGTATGCCTGCACGATCTGCATTACCCATTTGTGCAGTGGCTTTAACAACGTCTTGCAAAATGTTGGGAATAGGGCGCAAGTTACCGTGGGCGTCTTTGGTTTTTAAGCCTAACTCTTCCATTGCATCGGCTGCGGGGCCTGTTTGGCTCGATAGCCGATTGAGTAGGGCGCGCAATACGGTACCGCCTTGGCTGGCTTGAATGCCGACGTTACCCAGTAGGCCAGACATAGCAGCGGCTTCTTCAATACCTATACCTAAATCACGCGCAGCTGGGGCAACATACTTCATGGTTTCGCCAAGCATGATTAAATCGACATTAGCGCGGGTAGTTGTGGCAGTTAATACATCGCCCAAGCGGCCCATTTGGTCTGCTTGTAAGCCAAAACCCGATAAAATATTAGAGGCAATATCAGAGGTGATCGCCAAGTCGGTACCATTAGCAACAGATAGATCTAACATGCCAGGCATGGCTTGATTTATTGCTTTGGCGTCAAAGCCAGCCATTGCTAAATAGCTTTGGCCCATTGATACATCGTTGGCAGTAAAGCTGGTTGTGGCACCTAAATTACGGGCTTGTTGGCGCAGCGCTTTAAGCTCGGGGTCTTCTGCATCAAGTCTGGTTAATGCTTGCACTTTTGACTGAGCAGCAGTGAACTCGAGACCAGGTTGTAAAAACTGCCCAGTTGCATACAGTGCTGCAGTACCAGTAGCTGCACCCACTGCGCCTTGGGTGGTTAAATTAGTTTGTAAGTCGAGCCTATTGTTTAATTGAGCTCGCGCTTTATTTAGTTGTTTTTGTTGTTGAGCAACGCCTTGAAGGTGTTGTTTTTGTGCTGCGAGCTGTTTATTTGCTTGCGACAAGTTATTTGTAAGCATGCGTTGGTGCGAGGCTAGCTTTTTAGTATCGATACCAGTTTCGCGTAAAGCCTCTCGTTGCTTATGTTTTGTCGCAGTAAGCTGCTTAACTTGAGTCGTGAGTTTAACGGTGGTGGCCCTGGCTAGTTCAAACTCTTTTGTTAGCGCCTTACTTGGCGCTTTTGAATGCTCCATTTGTTGAGCAAGGTGCTTAACTTGGGCTTGCGCTTGTTTGAGTTGGGCCGAAGTCACACCAAGAGATTTGCTAATTTTTCGGTAGCCATCAATTTGTGATGATTGCCTGTTGAGTGACTTAATACGCTGTTGAGCTTTTTTAAGTTGCTCTGTGGTATGGCCGCTTGCAGCACGCATCTTTTTAAATGGGGCAGTGAGCTTATCAATGGCGCTGAGCAGTACTTTTATTTCGAGCCTGTTGGACATGTTAGGTTCTCTAGTCTTCTTCAGGGTTATTGATTTGGTTCCAGCGATTGATGGCTTTATCTCTCCATTGCATTAACTCAATGATGTCGAGGTCGTCCATTTCGCTAAGCTTCCAGTGAAAAATGATGGCAATGTCTGCCATCGCTTCGTCTACATATTCAGGAAGGGCTACATCTTCATACTCTTTGGCACGAAAAAACTTGCAGATTCACCAGCTAATAATGTGAGGTTTTCGGTGTCTAGTTCATCGATGTCTTGCTTGGTTAGAATTGGGTCACTAATACGCGGCAGCAATGTGCTTACGGCGTTTACATCTAGGTTTAGCAAATCAGCCAGTGACAAACCACGTAGTTCGCCAGCTTTGGGTTTTCGTAGCTGCACTTCTTCAATTATGGTTTCGCCACGGGTAATCGGTGTTTCGAGTTTTACGGTTTTAAATTCTGGTTTTGACATGGTTATCTCTCAAATATGTGTTTAAAAAAGCCTGCGCGAACAGGCTAAAAAAGGGAGTTTAAAGTCCTATGGCTTGGCGTATTGGCGCCATTGCATCAATGCCATTTTCAGGAATGTCTATAAAGTTCACTAAGTCGATTTCACGGATCACGCGACCGTCGATAATCAGCTTGTAGTAGGTGTTAATCATGGTTACTTTGGTGGTGCTGTTATCACCTGGTTTATATGTGCCAGGGTCGAACTCTTTGAAGCGGCCACGACACACTATTTCAAGGCTTTGTACTTCGCCTGTATCGTCGCGCTGAATCGCGCCTGCAAATCGCAATTGAATACCGTCAATTGTTTGCGTGCCTTGCTTGGCCATCATGTCGACATTTACGCCGCCTAAGGTAAATTCAAGGTCCAAGGCGCTGTCGTCGTAACCCATATCAACTTGCACCGAACCTGGCATACCACCAGAACGATAGCCTTCAAATTTGCGAGTTAGTTTGGCTGGTGTAACTTCTTCCACTTCGCCTACGTAGTGTTGGCCATCAACGAAAACGTTTAAGCCTTTTAGTTTTCTTGGTAGTGCCATTTAAATGCTCCTTAGCCTGAGACGCCCGCTGCAAAGTCAACTAAGTATCTGTCGGTGATACGTTGACGCAGAGTTAGGTTTTCGAGTGGGGGAACTGGGGTGTAGTCATAGTCAATAAACAACTTGCCAGCTTTTAGCGTGTCTTTGTCGTTACTGTCTTCCGCATACCAGGCTTGGCCATCGATGATGTAACCGTTGTTTTTAAGCTCACGGAACTTGGCATTGATACCTTCGACAATATCTTTAACTAATGTTGGGGTAAGTGGTTTGTCTACCGCCCACATATGGGCCTCTGCGATTGTATCGGCAATTACTTGAGCGGTACGAGTGTAGTTTTCAAATTGAAAAAGCGGGTCGCTCGAGCAAGTGCGAGATCCCCAAAAACGAAAGCCACTTTGATTAATCAACGTGGTAACTTCATTACTGTTTAGGTAGCCAGCGTCGGTATTCGGATCTTGTAGGTCCCAGAATACAGGTTTTGACGTGGCGGTTACGCCATCGACAGTAATGTTAGATAAGGTTTTGTGCCAGCCTTGTTCCTTGTCGATTTTTGCACGTAAGCCAAGTGCTCTGGCAGTGGCAAAGGCATTGTCATTTAGGCTTGTATCTACATTAAAAGCTACAAAGTCAGGCCAGATAACCATAACCTCTCGAGCGCCAAAGTTTTCGCGATAGGTGACCGCTTGTTCTTTGGTCTGGCAGCCATAAGCAGATACATAAGCAAAAGCACGTAACTTTTTAGCAATGGCGGCAAGCTCCGCTGCCACTGGCAGATTGTCTAGTCCTGGCACACCGATAATACGCGGTTTAACTTTGAGTTTTGACTGTGCAGCTAGTAGGGCTTTTAAGCCTGTAAACTCGCCATCTGGCGTAGTAGTGCCGATAATGTTTGCGGTTGTTTCTGACTCATTGGCGCCTTGCGCAACACGCACTACAATACATATTGTGTTTACTTGGTCTGCTATGGCTTGCAGCGACTTTTTTAACGTGCCTTGGGTACCGGCCTTGCCAATGGCTGATTGTACGTTGGTTAGTAAGACTGGCTGATTAAGTGGGAATTGAGTTGCGTCTGCGTTGTCTGCAATGGCAACAATACCAACAATAGACGTTGATACGGTGCGGATGGTGCGTGTTCCTTCGTTGACTTCGATGACACGTACACCGTGGTGATAACTCATGATTTTAGCTCCGGTGCTGTTAATGATTAACAGAGTTAGAGTGCTTACAGCACCGAAGCAATGCCAGCTATTTAAGGGGTATAACTGGCGAGATAGTGGTTAAATTAAAACACTGCAAATTAACTGCTCGACAGAAACGCTCGCGCTTCTGCACGTGATTGCTGAATATCATCAGGTATTGATTCACCAGTCTCTATTTTTCGCGTTAAATACCAGTCGGTATCATTTAAAAGCGCCTGTTGCTCAAACCGTGTTTTCTCATAAACAAACTCGACTGGCCGTGGCGATGTAGCAGGTTTTAGTAATACACCGTTGTCATCATAGGTGTTGAAAGTCTTTTCAACTTTGTCCGGGTAAGCATCTTTGCACTGAGATGGGGTGCTTCTAAAAATGACTTCCTCGGTTCCTTTTATTTTTACTAACATCAATCAATCTCCAAGCCTTGAGGGTCTAAGTGTGCTAGACCAAACGAGTGTATATGCAATGTTTTAAATCCAACATTGACCATTAAAATCTCTTGGTTGCCTGAGTGCAGGGTGGACATGGGGATTAACGCTGTACCATTGTATAACCCTGCAGCATCACCATTGCCCGCACTTTCTAACGAGATAGGGAAGCCTTTGCTTATAAAGCCACCACCATAAACGATTGATTTAGGGGTGTGTGAGTCAAAGGTTCCGTCGCTGTTTTGCTTGATATAATTTGAGGATGCGCCATTGCTGTTAACGAGCAATTCGATAAAGGTGCGGTTAACGCCGTGCGTTTGGCCTTCGACGGTAAAGCGCAATATTAAAAAGGGGATTTTATCAGCACCAAGTTTTAAGACGTTGCTTTTAGCATGTAAGCTTTGAAACCTCGGGTAATGATTTAAGTCCATAATATTAAAGAAACACGGATTGCCTGACGCATCTTTTAACAGTTGTTTTTCCCATGAGCTGGTATTGGTATTTCGTGGCGTGCCTGTCCAGGACTCTTTTCCTCCCGTCCAGTTGGGGCTGTCAAAATCGGCAATATGTACAAGACTATCTTGCCCGAGTTTTGTTGGGTTAAAGCTATCAGCTATGGCATATGTGCCGTAATCAATCGTCGGATCTTCAATTCCGATTTTTTTAGCAGGGTATAAAGTGATTAATGCATCGGGCTTGGTCCATGCAATCACGTTTTTTGCTTGGTTTAACAATAAGCCAGCGGCGTTGCTACAAATGGCTTTTGCTTCATCTGTTTTGGCATCAATCGCCCCCATTTTGCCAGCAACTTCTTCAGCAAGGTTTTGTGAAGCATGGGTTTGTTCTGCAGCCGCTACTTTTAGCGCTTCTATTTTCTCTGTTAAGCTCATATTGAACTCTCCATCTGTCGTATTTTCTCACTGAGTCGTAGATTCCAATGAGCTTGTTTAACCAGAGCAGTTTGATTTTTAACAAAAGCCAAACCACCAGTGATGAATTCGCTGTCTAAGATGAGGTTTAAGTTATTGGTGCCTACTAACACGGTGATGCTGCCAGTTGGTAAAGCTTCAATACCTAACGTAAACCATTGCACGACCTTTACTGCAGGCGTTCTGTAACCCAGCAGTTTATTTGGTTGGCTGTAGACGCCAAGCAAGACATCGCCACAATAAATACCAATTTCACGAATTGGATATTCAAACTCGCCAGTGAAAGCCCCTGCAATACGTAATTGATTACCTTGCTCTTCAAAGTCTGAAACTTCGACACGCTCTTGTTCTTTGCTTAATGAAGTTTGGTTCTTTGAGGGGGTGTAAGCATTTGCACCAAAAGCCATGTGTGTAACTTGGGCTTTTAGCCCTTTATCTTTGGCTGATAAGCAAGCCGCTAAACCTGCCTCGGTGAACTGCAATTTTAAATTCATTACTCAACTCCTTTTAGGGTGATGTCAGAAAAGGTAATTTGATTAGTGATGCCACCAACTAAAAGCTGAGAGTGAAGCTGTTCAGGTTGTGCTGCTAGAAATTCGCAGTGATGATTTGCAAAGCTCGTTTGATGACATAAACCATGTACGTGGATGCTGCAGAAAGTGTCGTTAGGTACCAATGGAGCCCCGTTAGCTGTTAAGTCTGTAAATCCAACACCATGATTGACTACGCCACCAACTGCTAACTGTTCTTCAAATGCTAGCCCGAGTTCTAATTCAAAGTGAATGCTGCCGCGCTTATGAACTCGAATGGCCTCAGTAACCATGTCGAGCATTTCTTTTGTAAAAAGGGTGTTTTGGTCGCTGGTAAAGTTTTCGGTGAGCATTGCCAGTATTTTCATTGTGCCAGGTTGGCCATTGGCGTTTGCTTCCCACCATTCGAGCATGTTTGTGCGAATGCCAAGGCTATCGAGCGCTCTTTGTAGCGCATACGGCGTGCCTTTGTGTTTGTGTACGTCGAATGAGTTGGCAACAACTGCGCGTTTAATATGTTCTGGCCAGCTATCTTCCCAGTGGTCAACGGAATACGCCCAAGCAAGCCAAGGTAATAGTTTAAAAGGGCATTTATACGGATCCCATAAGTCTTGAATGTGCACCTCTAGGTCAATTGCATTAGCAATCACTTGCTCAAGTTCTCTTTCAAGTTTGGTGGCATTTGGCGGTAGTAATGAGTCAAAAAACTGCATATTAAGCCCCAGCTCTTATGTTTACGCTTGTGCAGTAAGCCGCTTGGTAGGCTTCAATATTGACGCTTGTAGCTGGTTGGATGATGTTCACATCGCTGACACCAGATTGATGAAGCGCCTTATAAACTCCAGATAAAGTAATGCTTGCGCCTAGTTTTCGTTGTTCAAGTTGGTAATTGGTGAGGGCTTGTTTTGCAGCTGCAAGCACAACTTGTTTATCTGGCCCTGGCATAATGTTTAGTACGGCTTCAACTGCGTAATGAATAATTTCGGCGCTTTGAACTGCTACGCGGTCGCCTTGTGGCCTTACTTTACTTGGCGTTTTAAGCTGGGCGGTACCATCATCCGTTAAGCCAAAGTAGTTACGAATTTTTATGATCAAGTCGTCGGTTGGTAGCCCGGTTTCAGTATGCGCTAAGACTACAATCACTATTTCGCACGGGGCGGGGCTGTATGCATCTGCGTCTAGTACTTGGCCATTGGCGCCTAGCGTATGGAAAATATAACCGTCGACACTGCCAGCTGTATTTAGTCCATCAAAAGCAAGTTGCACACGGCGTTTTAATGCTGTGTCGCTCTCTAATACAGCTGGTGTGACTGGGTTTGTAGCTGGGTTCTCTGGGGGGATTACTAGGCGTTCAATATTGTAGTTTGCTGCTAGGGCTTCTAAGTCTTTACCAAATGCTGAGGCTAATATGTTTGCTCGAGTCGCCTGGTTAATTTTGGCTATTAAATGCATTTCTCTATAGGTGAGCATTTGCAGTTGCTTGGCTTGTGGATCTGAGTCAAATTGCAGCGCATTTGCGTAGCTTGGCTCTATATCAATGAGCATTTGTTTGTTCTTTTCGTAAAGCTGCTCAAAGCTCAGCGTTTCAATTATGTCTGGTACAGGCACTTTAGAAAGGTCAATAAGGTTAGCCATATTGCACCTCTATTCGTTCGTTGCGATCAGTCACTAAGTTGATCTGTAACTTGCCAGTTAACTCAGGCTGGGAGAGTTCAACTTGTTTAATGGTTACGCGAGGCTCCCAGATAGTGAGGGCAGTAATAATCGCAGCCATTATGCGTAAACGGGTAGCGCCATTGTGAGGTTGGTCGAGCAATTGGAATAGCTCTGAGCCATAGTCACGGCGCATCACTCGAGTGCCTATGGGAGTCGTTAGAATGTCTTCAATGCTTTGTTGTATATGGGCAGCATCGGTAATTAAGCAGCCTGTTTTACGGTTTAAACTGACGTAGTTCATACTGGCTCACCTGAGTTATCGGTGCCGGCTTTGACCAGATCATGAGCATGGGTACCAAACTCAATACCATCTATCTCGATACCACCTTCATTGGTCATATGGCCTGTGTGATTAAGTGTGCCATTCAGGGCTGCGTCGCCATTGATAGTGACATTGCCGTTTAGCGTAGTTTCTGGACAGTCGATTTGCGCAGACTCTATGACCTCAATCAGCACACTTCTGATACCCGATATTTTTAATTGACCCGCTTCAGGGTCATATTCAAAAACAGCGTCGTCAGGGAAGGTGGTTCTAACCCTTGTCTCGTGGTCATCTGGCTCTGGGTTGTCATTGCTATAGATAGCAGGCAATACGAACGCATTGGTCAAGTCACCGCTAAGCGAAAACAAGATCACTTGTTCGCCAATAGAAGGGCGCCAACTCGTTTTAGCTGTGCCGGCACGCTGTGTTAAGTAGGGGCGAAAGTCTGTTGTGATCTCACCCGTAGTCACACGGCAATAACCCGATTGGACTTCGGCAATGGTACCTAGTCGAATCAGGTTATCAAGACGGCGTTTTAGTTCTGCAAGTTCAGCGGCAATGTTCATGCCGCTATGTTTGCTAGTTGCTCAGGCTAGAGCAAGGAGATTGAGTGGTATAGTTGGGGTTATAGTTCTCAGCATAACCAAGCAACAAGTCGCTTTGTTACTCTTCTTGGAGCTTTTTATCGGTTGCTAACTTTTTTACGTTAGCTAAATTTCCAGCTACTATTTGGGTGTTTGGGTGATTGTCTCCCAATGTTTTTTTTAAGCCTTGTAGTGCCTCCTTATAATACTTAATGGCTTTTTCATTGTCGTCTTTATATTCCCAAGCTGAGCCTAAGTTACTGCGTCTAATGGCAATACGAGGGTGATGTTCATCAAAAGTCTTCAAGCCACTTTCAAGAGCCTGCTCAAAATAGCCAATGGCCTTGTCATAGTTACCTTTGTCTATCCAAGCCGTACCTAAATTATTGCGTCTATTGGCAATATTAGGGTGGTGTTCATCAAAAGTCTTCAAGTCACTTTCAAGAGCCTGCTCTAAATAGCCAATGGCCTTGTCATAGTTACCTTTACTTAGCCAAGCTACACCTAAGTTACTGCGTGTAATGGAAATACTAGGGTGGTGTTCATCAAAAGTCTTCAAGTCACTTTCAAGAGCCTGCTCATAATAGCCAACAGCCTTGTCATAGTTACCTTTATCTAGCCAAGCTGTACCTAAGTTACCGCGTCTATTTGCAACATTAGGGTGGTATTCATCAAAAGTTTTCAAATCACTTTCAAGAGCCTGCTCAAAATAGCCAATGGCCTTGTCATAGTTACCTTTACTTAGCCAAGCTACACCTAAGTTACTGCGTGTAGTGGCAATACTAGGGTGGTGTTCATCAAAAGTCATCAATTCACTTTCAAGAGCCTGAACAAAATAGCCAACGGCCTTGTCATAGTTACCTTTATTTAGCCAAGTTGTACCTAAGTTACTGCGTATAATGGTAACATTAGGGTGGTTTTCATTAAAATTTTTCAAATCACTTTCAAGAGCCTGCTCAAAATAGCCAATGGCCTTGTCATAGTTGCCTTTAAGTCGCCAAGCTGTACCTAAGTTATTGCGCCCAGTGGCAACTTTAGGGTGGTGTTCATCAAAAGTCTTCAAGTTACTTTCCATAGCCTGCTCAAAATAGCCAATGGCCTTGTCATAGATACCTTTATCTAGCCAAGTTGCACCTAAGTTATTGCGTTTAGTGGCAATACGAGGGTGATGTTCATCAAAATTCTTCAAGTCACTTTCAAGAGCCTGCTCAAAATAGTCAATGGCCTTGCTGTAGTCGCCTTTTTTTCGCCACACTGAGCCTAAATTATTGTGGTGTGTGGCAACATCAGGGTGGTCTTTACCAAAGTTCATCAAGCCACTTTCTAGTGCCTGTTCGAGATAACCGATGGATGCTTGGTATTGGCCAAGTGTTTTAGCTAATTTGCCAGCACTACTATTGTAAAGAGAGTTGTTTGGTGAGAGCCTGACCGCTTTTTGAAAATGTGCATAGGCTTCAGTGTATCGTATATTATGATCAGCAATTTGTCCTCTCTGATAACTGGCTTCAGCCAGCGCTTCTAGTGTCTCCTGCCCATTTTTTTCAAACTGAGCAAATAAAATATCAGCCTTGGCGATATTTCCTTCTATTAAGGCTTGTTTAGCCTCTTGGTAAAGCTCAGAGTTAATGGTATGTGGTAACGATTTTAAGCGTTTAACTTGGGCTTGCAGTTGGGCGATGTGTTGTTGGTAGGATGTTTCGATATCAGAAAGTTTTAATTGTAAGACAGATAGTTCAAGCTCTAGTATTTTTCTGTCTTGAGCATGGGCTTTGTTAAGACTATCAGTAACTTCTTTGATTCTGCTCTTTAACTCAGTTGTAAATTGCTCACGGGTAATACCTTGAATATGTTGCACAACATTTCCACTGCCAGCATGAACTGTGTGCCCGTTGCCATCAATATTTACACTCGGGGAGTCGCCTTTGTTAAGTAATGCGATTATTAACCCACCAAGAACAGTAATGAGTGCCCCTACAATTGCGGCTATAATGGCGCCTTTTGCGTTGATACGGGCACTTTTAACCCCAACTCTGTTATCTTGGTCTTTGCTGAGCATCAAATGTCCCTTTTACTATTAATTACTAGCGTTTCACTACAAAAACTGAATCAAGCTCTCAATTCGGTATGAATTTGAAATTGTGTAGCTTTAGCAGTGAATCAAAAAATATACTAATTCAAATAATCAGGAAAATAAACTCGTTGCTTCTGGCTCTTATAGGGCCTGCTACAGGACGAAATAAGCTACTTTGTGATGTACATGATTATGGTGTCTTGGATTAGCTTTTGATCTTCATCAGTAAACCCCATCAACTCACGCTTTGTATACTGAACTTGCACATGATCGTTGACGTTACCCCGCAACCCATACTGATGTTGTCTGGCAATGTAGGCCATTAAACCAGTAAACCCTGTACTTGCTGTGTTCTCGTTGTATTTGGGTTTAAGGTATTTGGTGCGAATGAGCTTTTGGAACATGAGCTTTTTCTTGATGCTGCCTTTTTTAGTGTGCCAGCTTGGTCTGGGCTTTCGTGGTTCGAATTCGCTACCGTCGGGCGCTTTGTTTTCTTTGATACGCTTAGCCTGACTTGCTCTGAGTTTGCGAGAAATATCTCGAGCAAGGTGCTTACGCTTTTTTGGAGAAAGACGTTCGATTAAGCCATCAAACAGTTCGTTGACTTGAGTTAGGCTGTTGGTGGCCATGGGGTTTCGACTCCGTTTGTATACAGCGTCCAATCAATGTCGTCATTGAATATAGGTTCTGGTAAGTGTTCAACGTTAAGACCGTTAGATTGCTCTGTAACTTTTACGCGCTCGGTGAGTTTGAGCTTGATTTCGAGATCAAAGGTCGAGTGATTAAGCAATTCAGCTTTAAATTGAAAGCCGTGCTTTCGCAGCTCTGGGTTTTCTATAAGCTCTGGTTGGTGTTGAGCTATCCAGCCGAGTAAAGGAATGACGATGTTATCTGCGTGCTCGTTAAAGTCAGTGACGATGATGACGCAAACAAACTGATATTCATAGCTCAAATTGCCAAGTGCCGCAGTGGCTGCAATGTTGCCGTCTTCAATAAAAACATGCAGGCGATCAGGGTTTTGTTTTAGCGATGCAACGCTCTTGCTAAGTAGCTCTCTGACTTGGTTTGGTTTATTCATAGCTGGGTGCTTTTGGAATTGAGAAAAGCAGAGTGTTTAAGCTCTGCTTATTATGTGGTTAGGCCGCTTGTTCTTCAGGCATGAGCGCCAAAGCATCGGCATAGGCTTGAGCTAGCTTCACATCGTATAGGTTCTTTTTGTAATTAGGGCCGTTGTAGCGCTTGGCAAACTCCGCCCACTTATGACCTTTTAATGCTTTGTGCATATTGCTGTCTGCTTTTATGAATTTGACGAGGGCCAAGAGCTGGTTTCGCTCTGAGATTTCCATATCTAATTTGAAGTCGTTGGCTGAGCTGTATCCCAAAAGGCTAAAGTGATAACCCATGATTTGAAACATGCCCCAGCTGCAGGCACTGATTGCAGCGTCTTTATCGAGCATATAAGCAAACTCTAACGTGGCCGCATTGCTAAACCGCTGGTATTCACCACTACCGCCAATATACCCCCCAGGCTTTGGGTTGCAAATGTTGGGATATTTATTAGACACAGAAGCAGCAAAATCTTTGCTTTTTTGGCTTACAATCCGATAAAAAACATGACGCTCGAACAAAATACTTGGGCGGCCGCAATCAAAGAACCCGCAGCCATTTGATTCAACTTCCGCAACTGCGGCAATAACTGCTGTGGGTACGTCTAATTGTTCTGCTGCAAATTGCATATCTGTAAGCGAAAGAAATTTGGCCCTAGGCTCACCATTGAGCACTGCTAACGTCCTTTTACCTGCATAGCCAGTCATTGGCAGGTTCAGTTGTTTTTGATAATCGGCTACCGCTTTTGATGTCAGGTCACCAAACCAGCCATCAACATCAAGTGCAGCCCCATTGTTATTTAACATGGTTTGTAGGTCTTTAACTTGTTGGCTTTTGCTGCCGATAGTTAGTTTCATTTTGGGTTCCTTCTGAGTAAAAGCACACTGGCCACATTGCCTTTAGAGCGAATGAGCGCAAAGAGTACAAGGGATTTGAAAAAGAGATCTGCAGCACTGGGCGATTCAACGATGTGATAGAGGCGCAATATAGTATCTGAGCCTGCAGCGACGGTGATCACATACGCCAGTGACGCAATAGATAATCTGTGTGGGCCTGTTCGCACAAATAGGGCAGTACGCAACACAATGGCCAAGCAAATTAGGGTATTCGCAAATAACATCATTTCCCCCTTGTGCCTCGAATGAATGACAAAAAGCGCTTTGGATCATCCATTAGGCGCATCAGGTATTGCACTAAGCGAACAACACAAGCGGCGGCTATGAGTGCACCCATACCAGGGCTAATTTGTAATGAGTCAGGGAGTAAGTTGCTAATGAGTACCGTCGCCCAGCCGGCGCAAATTAAGCCACCGAGAAAAGACACAACAAACAAGCTTAAGCGTTTAAGGGTCGTAAGCTGTTCGTTAGACATAATGAACAGCGCCGCGCCAGTAAAGGCGCCAATAATGGCTGCAGGGTCAGTACCAGGAATTAAAGTTAAGGCGCTCACTGCTGCAATGGCTTTAGTCGTTGATAGTGGTTCGCTCATTATTAATCCCATAGTTGAATTAGTTTTTTTGTCGCCGTTGGCTTAGTGGTTGTTGGCAACATCAATAGGGTGTTTGTCGGCAATACAGGCGGTAAAAAAGTAATGTGCGGGTTTGCTTCTATCACTTGTTCGGTAATGCCCGCAGTATTGCCGTAATGCTTATGGCAAACAGAGTCGACGGTTTCACCTTGAACGGTGTAGATTTTTTGCATCAGCGCCACTAGATTAGCTCCACGGTTACATGGTTTTGGCCAAGTATGTCTCGTATAGCTAAGCGGCCATCGCGCCTAAATGCGTCGGTTGTATCGTTCAGTTCTTCGCTGTCTTTAGTGCCTTTGGCGGTTGAGTCAAAATCGTTGTAGCGCTCGAGCAGGTTGGCTTTCGCAAAGCAATAAACAGCGCGCTTGTATAAATGAAGTAACTCGCTTTTATCATTGATTTGCTCAGCTGGAACACTTTCTAAAATGCTGTAACCATTTGCTGTTTGGGTAAGGCGCCATGCTTTTAGCTCTTTGTTCACTGAGACTACTGAGCTCACAACTGCATGCTCTAGGCGTTCACTGGTGACCGTGCCATCTAAGCGCATCACGTCGCGAAAATCCGCTAAGCTAATGGCAGGCCAGAATTCATGAGATGTAATTTCTTTTTCGTCCAATGCGGCTGTTGTTGGTGTGGCAATAAAGGTCATAAGCTAATTTCCTTTTGTGTGCGGTGGGCTGGCATCAGCAAATAGTAAAATTTACTTAGCCAGCGCCGCACGGCTTGCGAGGGTCGCTCGTTTAACCCGCTGCTGGCTCGGTTTGGTCAGCTGCGTTGTTGGTTGTCTTTTTAAGTTCACGTTCAAGTTTGTCAATGAACTTTTTAACGCCCACTTTAGCGTTGAGCGTTAGGGCTTGCTTGTATGCTTCAACGGCTTTTTCAACTTGGTTTTCGGCTTCGAGTGCATGGCCAAGTTGTCGGAATAACTTGGCACGTGCCTGGTCATACATGTCATGTTCGGCCGTCATTGCCACCAGTTGCCCCAGCGTTTTCGACGAGATGGCTTTTTCAGACTCAAAAAGCCTTGCTGCGGTTTCGGCTGCTTCTTCTGCTATTGCGCAAGCGAGCGCACGTTCAAAGCGGTCAGGCATAACTAGGTCATGCGTCAACGCATACTGTGCTAATGGCAATGCTTGTTCGATGCTGCCAATATCGATGTGCCATAGCAAAATGGTGACGAATACTTCATCTTGAACACCGGTATTACCAGTAAGAACGCCGGCAATGTAGGCTTCGTATTCAGGTAGAAACTTGGCTTTGGTTTCGAGTTTACGTTCAAGGGATTGGACCCGTTTTAATGTACGGCGATGCTCTGCAAGTTGCATAAGCATGAGCTCGTATTGGTTTTGAGCGCGTGTATTGTCGAGCTCGTTATCGCCACGTTTTGCCGCGAGTACTTTATTAAAATGTTTATGGGCAGGTGATGTCATAACTTACCCCTTAAGCTCTATATTTTCAGCAAATGCCGTGCAGCCGTAGTCTTCAACTACATATGCATCGTTGGACGACTCGTAGTTTTCGATTCGGTCGCGTTTTGGGTTGTCTATAATCGCTCTGCGACGAGTACCTTCTTGGTAATAGATGCTTAGGTTGTCTAGGCGAGTTATAAATAAGGCATTGGCTGGAAAGCTAGGAACACGTACTGCGGGTAAGTTACCAATACGCTTTTGGCTGATCACAATGTCTGCAGCCAATTGTTCACTCGGTGCATGCTCTGTATTAACGATAGGGAAGTACTTATCAGCAAGTAGTTTGCGGCCACAGATAACAACTAACTCGGTGTCTTCTTGATACCAAGGCTCAATCATGTTGTTGACCATATCATAAACAAGGGCATCTAGGTTTTCGTAGTCGGCCGCTTTGCCAACAACGATTTTACCTGATGTTTCGACAACCTCACTCATATGGCGCTCTGGTGCATATTGGCGGATTTTTTCTAGCCAGCCGATGTTTACATCTTGCAATAAGGGGTTTAGAGCGCGGTCAGAACTTGCGGCACGACTTGTGCCGTTAAAGCCAATCATGATGCGGTCTAGCGCTTGGCGCTTCACAATTGCATCGCGCATTCTGGTTTGAAAGTCTTTGAACTTGGCCCACATATCAAGCTTTGCATAACGTACTACGGTATCAAAATTGGTTTGTGTACATTTGTAGCCATGTGCGTCCATGTTTGTTGGATCAATTGGCTCACGGTCTTTTTTGGTGGTATCGGTTGTGCCGGCAATTGGGGTATTAATACCAAGGCCGAGTTTTTCGCCTTCTTGCTCTTCGACCGGAACAATATTAATGCGTTTGAGAAAGTCGGAGCTTTCTTGCATTTTTGTTTCGAGCTTTTGTTGAATCGTTGGAGAAACGGTAAATTTGGTTTCTGCTGATTCGACACTATTTAAAGTGGCAATTTGTACGCAAAATGCGAGGTAAGCTGTGCGAGTTGAGTTTTTCATTTAGCGATGCTCCTTAGCAGTCAGTTTGAATTTGGCCATCGCCACCTGTTGCTGGCTTGCGCTGTTGGCCGCCAGATTCTTCATTGCTTAACTGCTCTTTGAGCGTGTTAAATGCTTCTTGCAACTGGGTGTGCTTTTCGTTGAGGGCGTTGTAGTTGTTGGTGGTTTCGCTCAATTGCTTTTGAGTGTCGGACTCGAGCTGTGTGAATGAGTGCGCAATGGCTTCAACGGCTTTGCTAATATCCCCAAAGTTGCCATCAGTTTGTTTTTTATTTTTGTTTAGTAGGGCAGAGACTTTGCTGAACAAGCCACTTTCTTGCTCTTCATCGTCCTCAAACTCAAGCTCTGCTTCGATTGCTGCGGTAAATAGGTTCTCTGGCTTTTGTTTTCTTTCTGCGAGGGGGTTTACCTTGGCGCTTGCTGAAAACTCCAACATTTCAGTTCCCAAAGAGGCTGGGGAGTCAGTCACTGCTAGGCCTGCTAGGTAACACTTACCAGATTTGGCAAAGTCGGGGTCAATCTCGACGCTGGTATAAATCTTTTGCCGCTTTTTATTCATGGCAACGAGATCATCTGTTGGGTCGATTTGAGCAAATAGCGCGAGCTTTCCGTCTTCTACTTCTTGAGCTTTTACCGCGCGCACATCGCCGTAAGCTTTAAAGGGGCTGTCAGGTAATACGCTTCTTATGTGCTCTAGCCAAATACGGGCGCCATATTTGGCTTGGTCATATGTTGCAGCCATGTCTTCAATCCAGCTGCGTTCGACCACGCGGCCATCGGTTGTGTTTCCTTCAGTAAAGACCCGAAAAAACTTCGATACTTTTTTAGCCATTAGATTGTTCCTTTTGGTGGTTTAGGCGCTAAATAAATATGTTTGTATGGTTAATACACAGGGCTTAAGGGTCAACGTTATTGAGTGTTATAGAGCCGTCTATAACGCTCAATAAGAAAGGATTTCGCATGGTGGCTAATTACACTGTGGCCATGAAACTGAATCCTGAAAACAAATCAAAGCAGTATGCTAAAAACCTCTATTGGCAGGGGTGGGCTATACGCGAAATTAGTAAGCATTTGGATTTGCCAGAGTCCACCGTATCGAGCTGGAAAAAGCGCGACAAATGGGATGATGCCAAGCCAATAGACCGAGTGGATTCTGCATTAGAAATGCGGATGCTGCAGCTGATCTCCAAAGAAGATAAAACAGGTAAAGACTTCAAAGAGATTGATTTACTTGGCAGGCAGTTAGAGCGTGTTGCACGGATCACCCGTTATAACAATGGTGGTAATGAGGCAGACTTAAACCCGAATGTTCATAACCGTAATGCGGGTGAAAAGAAGAAGCCTAGAAAGAACTATATTAGTGAAGAGCACTTAGAAAAGCTGATAGATAAGTTCAATGAGATTGTTTCTAAGTTTGAGTATCAGCGCGAGTGGTACAAAGCAGGCTTAACACACAGAATTCGGAACATTCTTAAAAGCCGACAAATTGGTGCGACTTTCTTTTTTGCCCATGAGGCGATAATAGACGCGCTCACAACGGGCCGTAACCAGATATTCTTATCAGCAAGTAAAGCACAGGCCCATGTATTTAAGCAGTACATACTGCAATTTGTTAAAGACACCATTGGCGTAGAACTGAAAGGCGACCCGATAGTTTTAGACAATGGCGCCACACTTTATTTCTTGGGGACCAATGCTAAAACTGCCCAGTCATACCACGGCAACTTATACCTTGATGAATATTTCTGGATCAACAAGTTTCAAGAATTCAGAAAAGTGGCTTCTGGTATGGCGATTCATAAGAAGTGGCGCCAAACCTATTTTTCTACCCCGTCATCAATAAGTCATGAGGCATATCCGTTTTGGTCTGGCGCGCTGTTTAATCGAGGGCGCCCTAAGTCTGAACGAATAGAGGTTGACGTATCACACCAAGCATTAAATAGAGGCCGAAAATGTGAGGACGGGCAGTGGAAGCAAGTTGTTACTGTTGAGGACGCAATCAAAAAAGGGTGTGACTTATTTGACCCAGATACACTGCACTTGGAGTACAGCCCAGAAGAGCACGCCAACTTATTAATGTGTGAGTTTGTAGATGATACCCAATCGGTATTCCCTATGACGATGATGCAACGCTGTATGGTCGATAGCTGGGAAGTTTGGTCTGACTACAAACCATTTGCACCAAAACCACTGGGCAACATGCCTGTATGGATTGGCTATGACCCAAATGGGGGTGGTACGAATGGAGATAGTGCCGGTTGCGTTGTTATCTGTCCGCCTTCAGTGCCTGGCGGTAAGTTTCGTGTTATTGAAAAACATCGTTGGAACGGGATGGATTATGAAGCGCAAGCGAAAGCAATCAAGAAGCTATGTGCAAAGTACAATGTGACATTCATCGGAATAGACAACACGGGCATTGGTGATGCCGTGTTCAAACTAGTCAAAAAGTTCTTCCCTAAAGCGACGCCTTTCAAATATAGCGCACACCTTAAAAGCCAAATGGTGATTAAAGCACATGATGTGATTAGCAAGGGTCGCTTTGAATTTGATGCTGGTTGGACAGATATGGCCCAGGCATTTATTAGTATTCGCAAAACACTTACCGCAAACCAAAAGCAAACCACCTACGAATCCAGCCGAAGCGAAGAGATAAGCCATGCGGACATCGCTTGGGCTGCAATACATGCACTTTACAACGAGCCATTGGATACCAGTGGCGAAAATGGATCAACACTGGAGATTTACGATTAATGGCTAAGTCAAAAAAGAAGGCTGATAAACAGCAAATAGAGGCGTTTACGTTTGGTGAACCTACACCAGTGCTAAGCCAGCGGGAGATATTCGACTACCTAGAAGCAATGTCTAACGGCAAGTACTATGAGTATCCGCTCTCGATGAATGGGTTGAGCCGGTTGTATCGAGCGGCAGTTCATCATGCCAGCGCGATTCAAGTAAAACGCAACATTCTAAAAAGCTGTTTTTTACCTCACCCAAAACTGAGCATGTATGAGTTCAGTGCTTTGGCCTTAGATTACTTGGTATTTCAAAATGCTTACCTGCAGAGGGTTAAAAGCCGTTTAGGCAATGCACTTTGTTATAAACGTATGCCGGCTAAATTCACGAGAGTAGGGGTAAATGCTGGTGAATATTGGTGGGTACCAAACTTAAGAGAAGAGACATTGTTTGCGGATAACTCTATATTTCACATCAAAGAGTCAGACCTAAACCAAGAGGTTTATGGTGTGCCTGATTATGTGGCTAGCATGAATTCTTCACTATTAAACGAAAGCGCCACTTTGTTTAGGCGCCGATACTATGAGAACGGCAGCCATGCAGGTTTTATCATGTGGCTAACAGATGCCACCGTAGACGAAAAAGACGTAACAACATTAAGAAAAGCACTTAAGGATAGCAAAGGTCCTGGCAACTTTAGGAATCTGTTTTTACATTCGCCAGGTGGTGACAAAGACGGCATGAGGTTAATACCAGTGTCTGAAGTGGCCGCTAAAGATGAATTCCTAACGATTAAAAATGTCAGCCGTGATGATCAGTTAGGCTCTCATCGAGTACCACCACAATTGATGGGCATTATACCCGGTAATGTAGGCGGGTTTGGTGATGTGGCCAAGGCAGCAGAAGTGTTTGATGCCAACGAACTAGAGTGTATTCGGTCATCGTTATTATCGGTGAATGAGTGGGCGGGTGAAGAGGTGATTAGGTTTAGGGAGTATAGGTTGGCTGCGTATGCTGATTAGCGTATTAACCGCTAAGAGCTACTTTGCTTAAACTGTGGAGAAATAGATGTGTTATCTTACAAATAAGTATCGAGTAAGGAGTTAAAAATGGGATGTGAATGGCTTACCCCTGTTAAGGATATAATTGTAGCTTTCTGTGCAATCGGAGCTGCATCAATAGCCTATAAAGGTCTAAATACTTGGCAAAAAGAATTGAAAGGTAAATCTGAGTACCAATTGGCCAAAGATGTACTCAAATCTGTTTATAAAGTGCAAGAGGCTTTTAAGCATGTTCGTCACCCAGCGATAATGGGCTATGAATACCCCTCAGATATGATAAATAATACAGGGCACCTAAAGGATGATAGCAGATATGAAGGCACGGCTCACGTTTATACAGAGCGATGGAAGAAAATGGATGAGGCTTTTGCTGAGCTTGAAGCTTTACATTTAGATGCTTTAGTTGAGTGGGGGAATGAACATCAAGATAAAATTATTGAACTTCGGAAGCTTAGAGGTGAGCTGTTAGCAGCCATTCAAGACTATCTACATCGCTTTAAGAATCCACATGAAGAAAATTGGAAAAATACAGATGAGCGGAAGGAAGAAATTTCAGTGATGTATTACAGCGGAGGGGAGCATGACAAGTTTACTCCCAAAATAGAAGCCGCCGTTTCAGTATTTGATGATTGGTTAAGGCCTTACATATCTAGAGACAAATAA